ACTGATTCTAAAATAAATTCTGAAAACCGTGAGAATGCTATACAAGAATACGCATATGGTCATTCTGAAAGTAATTCTGAAAAGAAAAAACAAATTTGTGGGACTTGCGAGTATTATGATATTCGAGCTTCTATGTTAGACTGTATTGAAAATGGTATTGGCATGGACGAAGGTTCTCAAGTAGGATATTGCAATAAACTAGATTTTACCTGCGCAGCGGAAAACGTTTGTGATGAATGGAGAAAAGGCGGTCCAATTACCGACTTTGATGACATTGACATACATGAACCGCTTGAAGGGAACGAAAAGGACATTTTCTAATGGCTATTGAGCAAGGAATAGGTGCAGGCGGAGTTCCTAATGAACCTGTAGTTGAAGACAACACTCGTATGATGGAAGTTCCTGAGTTACCTGCTGATCCGGGCGTTACAGAATTTGACGATGGCAGTGCTGTTATTGGCGAATATGAAGAAGAAATGCCACCTATAGAAGAAATTGAATTTGGTGGAAATCTAGCAGATATTATGGATGAGGGTGATTTAAACCTAATTTCATCTAATCTTGTTGGCTCAATCGAAGATGATTTGTCTGCTCGTGAGGACTGGGAAGATACTTACAAAAAAGGTCTTGAGTTCCTTGGTATGAAGACAGAAGATCGCTCCGAGCCTTTTGCTGGCTCTTCTGGCGTTATTCACCCATTACTTGCTGAAAGCGTTACACAATTCCAAGCTCAAGCTTATCGTGAGCTTTTGCCAGCTACTGGTCCTGTTAGATCACAAGTTGTTGGCGCTCAAAATCAAATGCTTGTTCAGCAAGCAGAGCGTGTAAAAGATTACATGAATTATATGATAACTTATGAAATGGAAGAATATGATCCTGAGTTAGATCAGATGTTATTCTATCTTCCAGTCATTGGTTCGACATTCAAAAAAGTTTATAACGATCCTCTAAAGCAACGCGCTGTTAGTAGTTTCGTTCATGCTGAAGATTTAATTGTACCATACGGTGCAACTGACCTTACATCTTCTCCACGCATTACGCATAGATTAACTATGGATTCTAATGAAGTTCGCAAGCTACAGCTTGCAGGTTTTTATAGAGATATTGATCTGCCTTCTGATTCTGAAGATTCATCTATGAGTGAAGTTGAGGAGTCAATTGATGACATTCAAGGCGTTCACCCATCAGGTTCATCAGAAGAGCTTACATTATACGAAGTTCACACTTCTCTTGATATTGAGGGCTTTGAAGACCTTGGACAAGATGGTGAGCCAACAGGATTAAAATTACCATATATCGTAACTATACTTGAAGATTCTGGTGACGTTCTTTCTGTTCGCAGAAACTATTCTGAAGATGATATGATGAAACGTGCGAAGCAATATTTCGTGCATTACAAGTTTCTTCCGGGACTAGGTTTTTACGGCTTGGGTTTAACGCATATGATAGGCGGTTTAGCACAAGCGTCTACATCTATCCTTCGTCAACTTATAGACGCAGGTACCCTTTCCAACTTACCAGCAGGCTTTAAAGCCCGTGGCGCAAGAATTCGTGACGAAGATTCTCCTCTTCAACCGGGCGAATTCCGCGACATTGATGTGGTTGGAGGCACCCTGCAAGGCTCTTTGATGCCTCTCCCCTTTAAAGAGCCTTCAGGCACGCTCTATAATTTACTTGGAACTCTCGTAGACGCTGGACGCAGATTTGCTTCAATGGCTGACATGAAAGTTGGCGAAATGAGTGGTGATACGCCTGTAGGAACTACTATGGCAATTATGGAGCGTGGCACAAAAGTTATGTCAGCTATCCATAAACGATTGCATTACTCACAAAAAATTGAGTTTAAGCTTTTATCTAAGATTTTTGCAGAGACTATTCCTGCGTATCCATACCAAGCAGACATGCAAATGGGTCCAGAAATATTTGCTCAAGACTTTGATAGTCGTGTTGACGTATTGCCCGTATCTGATCCAAACATCTTCTCTATGTCTCAACGTATTGCGTTGGCACAAACAGAGTTACAGTTGGTTCAATCAAACCCACAAATACATGGTGGTCCTCAAGGTCTATATACTGCGTACAGAAAAATGTATGAAGCTCTTGGCGTAACTAACATTGATGGCATATTGCCAGCTCCACCTCCACCACCTCCACCTGTTAATCCTTCTAAGGAAAATCAAAACGCTTTACAGGGCGCTCCTTTGCAAGCATTCCCAGAACAAGATCATGAGGCGCACATAGAAGCTCATATGGCGGTTATGGCTACTCCAGCTATGCAACTTAACCCAAATGCTATTATGGCTCTACAAGGCCACATACAAGAGCATATAGGACTACTTGCTGAAGCACAGGCACAACAAGAAGTTATGAGCCAGATTCCACCAGAGCAAATGGAAATGATGCAACAACAGTCTCAAATGATGCAACAGCCACAAGGTCCACAAGGTCCACAAGGAGAAGCTCCTGATCCTATGGCACAGTTTAAACCTCAAATAGATTCTTTAGCGGCTCAAATTATAGCTGAATTAACTGAAGAACTTGCACAAGCTGTTTCAGCACCCGAAACTTCTGACCCACTTGTTGATATTAGAAATCAAGAACTGCAACTTAAAGCGGCTGATATGCAACGCAAACAATCTGAGTTTGAGGAAAAGCAAGAGTTCCAACGTGAACAAGAGCGAAATGATGTTCTTACAGCGCAACAAAGAATTGATGTATCGGAAGCTGCTTTGGCAGACAAAACTAGGATTGCGGAAGAACGCATTCAAACGCAACGAGATATTGCAAATTTAAACGCACAAACGAAAAGGCAATAACATGACATCATCTGTTAGACAAAAAATGGCTGAACAAGAAAAAGAAAAGAAGGTAGCCCAACGGCTATCTGAAACTCCTGTTGAAATGGTAAGAGCTAGGAATGAAAATGGACACTTCATCAAAGACGACCCAAAAACAGAAGAAAATGAATCTTGGATTAAAAAGCCAAAAGTCAAAAAGAAAGCTGTTACAAAGAAAAAAACCACAGCAAAAAAGTCTAAGTAGGTTTAGTAAAATAGCAAGACCCCAGATATTCCGAGGAATTTTCTGACTTTTTGGTATTTATACTTGTATTTCCCGTATAATTTTATACTATATGTGGTATGGATGCATTAAACTTAGCACAATACTTATTGAAAAGCGTTCGTGAACGCGATGCTCGTCTTAAAGACAAGCTCGCGGACGGTTCGATACAAACCCTTGAGGAGTATCGGTATATCGTAGGACAAATACGCGGCATGTCCTATGTTGAAGATGAAATTAAAGTCGCGATGAAAGGTATAGAATACTCAGATGACTAAAAAGTTATTTGTGCCTGAACACGTTGCTAAAGCAGCGCAAAAGGCCATAAAGGAAAATTCAACAGTTCCTAAGCCAATTGAAAACGCCTTTGGCAAAGGTGGTAAACATAAAAACGAAGACGATCCTTCTGAACTGGAACAGTCTTCTCTGGAGAGATTGCCGCAGCCAACAGGCTACCGCGTACTCATAATTCCCTACTATCCTAGCGAAAAAACAAAAGGCGGTTTAATCGTACCTGATCAGGTTCGTGATCGTGAATCTTTCGCAACAGTTGCGGCTTATGTCGTTAAATTAGGTCCTGATGCTTACAGCGACTCCCAAAAGTTCCCAAGTGGTGCGTGGTGTCGTGAGAAAGATTGGGTACTTATAGGAAGATATAGTGGAAATAGGTTCAAAGTGGAAGGACTTGAGGTTAGAATCATAAATGACGACAATATTATCTCAACAATCCTTGACCCGAAGGACATTTCATATGTATAACTTAGTAGAGAACAAGGAAAATTACTATGTCTGAAGATATTCGTGAAGACGATGACTTTGAAAATGGTGCATCAATAGATGTTGAAGATGATCAGGATCAAGACCAAGAAGGTTTTGAAGTAAGTTCTGATGATGAAGAAGAAACCCGAACAAAAGTTCGTAAAAAATCTTCTGGAGATGATGAGCTTGAAAATTATAGCGAATCCGTACAACGTCGAATTAATCAATTAACAGCAAAACGTAAGCAAGCTTCTGAAGAAGCCCAAGCCGCTGTTCAGTATGCTCAAACAATTCAGCAAGAAAACGCTCAAATGAAACAGCGTTTACAGCAGATGAGTGCAGGGTATAACACAGAAGCTGAAGGTCGCTTAAATGCTCAAGAAGCTCAAGCTACTCGCGCTTACGCAGAAGCAAGTGAGGCTGGCGATTATGATCGTGCAGCTAAAGCTCAACAAGCATTAGCCCAAATAGCTGTAGCTAAAGATAAAGTTCAAGCTAGAAAAGCTAATGTCGATAGGCAAAGAGCGCAAGAGCAACAGCAACAACCTGCTCAAGTTCAACAACAGCAAGCTCCGCCACAACAACAAGCACCAGTTAAGCGTGATGCTAAATTGGAAAGTTGGTTAGATAAGAATAGTTGGTTTGGAAATGATCGCATTATGACGCGTGCAGCTCAAGCTATTCATGAACAGTTAGTTTTAGAAGAGGATTTTGATCCTACGTCGAGTGATTACTACAAAGAAATCGACTCGCGTATGCGTAGAGAAATGCCTCAAAAGTTTAAGGAAAGACGGTCCAACGCCCAGACTGTTGCTCCCACGTCCAATGGACGGTCTATAAAATCAGGGCGGAAAAAATCGGTTGAGTTATCACCGGGTCAAGTTGCTTTTGCGAAAAAAATGAGAATACCACTCGAAAAATACGCACAAGAAGTAGCAAAACTAAACAAACGGAGTGAATAATCATGGGAAATGATCAAAATAGGAAGTCACGCGACTCAGGTACGCGGGAGCGCACAGAGCGCGTTCAAGAATGGCGTCCGGGTTCAGCTCTTGAAGCACCAGAGCCACCCATTGGTTTTAAACACCGCTGGATACGCGAATCTGTAATGGAATTCGACGATAAAACTAACGTACATAAAAAACGGCAAGAAGGTTGGGACCTCGTTCGCGCTGAGGAATACCAAGACTATTATGGCCCTGTTGTAGACGAAGGAAGAAACGCTGGCATCATTGGTGTTGGTGGTCTTGTTCTCGCAAGAATCCCCGTCGAAGTAGCAGAGCAGCGGAGTAAGCACTATCAAGGTGTATCACAAAATCAAATGGATGCAGTGGATCGTGATTGGATGCGTGAACACAATCCAGCCATGCCTAAGCTAAATCCGCAACG